CTTATCCACTTCGATTCGCTTTTGTCCTAATACGCTATCGTATTTTACTATTACTTTTCCTTTAAATTCGTCTTTAATTTTCATTTTCAAGTTTTATTCGTTTTAAATCTTCTTTTATTTCTCTTATCCAGTAATGGGCGGTTACGTACGGAAGGTTAAAGTATTTACCCATTGCCCTTGCTGTAGTATAACCTTTATCAAAGTACGCTTCAAATATAATTAACTTAATCCTATCTTCAATCGTGTTCCTGTAAATCTCGATGCAGGATTTATATAACTGATATTTGCGTTCCTGCTCTATCTTATATATTAAATCGCTATCGTCATTTGTTTCGTTGTTCGTGTATTCGATAGCTGTGACTGATTCGTCTTTATTGCTTTGTGATGTGTTCCACAATATTTGTTTTTTGATTGTGTTTAGTAGATAGCTTTTAACTTCGTTTTCCGTGTTTAAATCGGGATTAAGTTCTACTAAATAAATATATGCGTTATTGATTACGACATCGGCTGTTATAGTGCTATTCATTCGCACCAAAAAATAATTAGTGTATTTTCTAATCTCGGAGTAGTTCGTGTTTATGTATGTGTCAAGAATTGTTTTCAACCCATTGCATAAAATCCTTAAACCAAACTCGCCTTCTAACGTTGGAGCAAAAACATTCTCCATCCTTTTTTCCCGTTTTTAGTTCTTTAATCTTCTTTAACTTATTCAGACTAACTTTTGAATATTTAATTACGTCCTGCGAAGCGTTTATTTCGTTTATCACTTCAAGTTCAACTTGTTCAAACATATATCTATAGTAAAAGCAATTAACGCACCTAAACAAGCTAACTGAAAGCTACCCATATAAACTAACGTTGACCAAAACGACCAACATTTCCAGCATCCCAAAGACGAATGGATGTAGTTAGATAGGTGACTAACTTTAATTTGAGTAAATATAAAATCAAAAAGCAGCTGCAAGGGTTCGAAGTTAACAAACCACCAAGCAACTGCTACAATCAGTATTAAATTCATAGCCTAATTTTGGGCTAAGTTATGCAATTTTCTTTTATAATTCATTAAACGTCCTAAAGCACGTGCGCAAGTGTCTAATCTATAAACATATTTTTCTGCTAATTCGTTTAAATATCCTTTCCTAAGCTGAATAATAAAATCTGAATGTAACCTCATTCGTGTTTGCATACCTTCAATCATGTCATTAACCTCGTCAATGCGTTCTTTGATTAATTCAGTGTCTAATTCTGCACCCGTTCCCGTGCAACTCATACACTCGTAGTCAATTACATCCTGCTCATAAGGAATGTGTGTGTCATTTAGGTCTACTGTTATAGTTCCCCACCCGTTACATTCTCTGCAATCTCTTACTAAATCTTTCATAATTCGTGTTTTTAATTGTTAATTGTCTACAAATATACTAATTAATATAATACAAACAAAAAAAAGCAGGATTTTTTACGTCCTGCCTTAAAATTTACTTGCTGAAGAACTCGCCTATCTTCTCTATTGATCTACTCGAAAGGCTTTTACCGCTCATGAATTTATGTAAGTTAGGTTGTCTTACTTCTACAATCTTTGAAAAAGCGTTAAGGCTTAATTCGTGTTTTTGTAGGTAAAAACGAATCATTAACCTCGTCAACTCGTTTGCTTCGCTTAATACTTTTGCTTGTTCTCTCATAAGTTACTTAAAAAATCGTCAAAATCTTTGTTACCGTAGTTAGGCTTTGAGCCTTGCGTTGGTTGTTCCTGAACTGGTTTAAAACTTAAACTTAAAAACTTTCCCGTTTTACCTTCTTTAACCCAACTTGAAACATAATATTCAGTTCCGTTAATTGTAGCCTTTCCGTTGTAATGCGGGTGAGTTTCTTTTTCTCGTTTGTTGTTAGTGAATAACACACCTGAATTATCTTTCTTTTCCATTTACTTAATATATTTTATTGGGTTTATACTTTGAAGCCATTGTTTTAAGACTTCGATTTTACTTTTTACGCTTGTTTTACTCATTTCTTTTCAATATAAAGGTTCTTAAATCTTTCTTGACTGCAGCAAAATTCTGATATCGTGTTTTTGTCGTACTGCCTAATTACTTCGTACCAAAGTTTTCCACGTTGTAAAGCTTTGATTTGTACGCATTGATCTTCTCGTGTTGAGTTAATATAGTAACCCATTTCTTTTAGTTCATTTTTCATAAATTTTCTATTAAATTGTTATAATATTCTCTGCATTCTTCTACTCGTTGTTTAATCTTTTTGATTACTTCTTCGTCTTTTGCTATTTTAAAGACTTTTAAACGTTTTTCTTTTGGTATATGGTCGTAGTTATGTTTCTTTTGAACAAAGTCTCTTACATCTAAACTTTCATCAATCAAACCTTGTTTCCAATGTTCACGCCTAACTTCGTCTTCTACTATCTGAAAAGGTGTATTAACAAGGCAGTAACATAAAAGTGCTTCCGTCTTTCCAGTTAGCCACATATAACCCTGTAATTGATAGTAGTAATCTTTGTTTGGTATTTCATCTTCAAAAAAAGGAAAGGTTGTAGCATCCCAACTTGTTTTTACGTCCAAAAGAATTTCATTCGTGTTTACGTCAGGCGTTCCCGTTACCCATTCGTTTGTTATGTTTTCATCGTTTTTGTAAATAAATCCTAAATCTAAAACATCGTTAACGAGTTCAATAGCTTCGTCTTCGCATTCGTTCCCTTTATCAGTGTACCTACTCCAAAATTCCTTACGGATTCCGTACGTGTTTTCAATTGCTAACTCCTGAATGTAAGTTTTGCAAGTTTTTGATAAGACCTCACCTTTTGTTTTTGATGAGGTCATAATTTTGCCTAATTGGCTGGCTCGAATTCTCATAATAATAACAATGATTTTTGTTGTACTTCATTTAAATCGAACTTTGCTTGTAGTTCTTCGGCTGTAAATTCACCTGCTCGAATAGCTTCAATGGCTTTTAAAAAGCGTTCGCCTTCAATCTTAGGTTTCTTAGTTTCGTGTTTTACTTGCTCACCTGCTGCGTCCGTGTCTTTGTCGGTAATTATTCCAAGAAGAGCAGAAAGCGAATAACGTCTTATGTAAGTAATTGCAGAACCCATAACTTGAAATTCATTCATACCTTTTAATTGTACGTTATTCGGTACACTTGTATTTGTTGTTAAACTTTCACCACTTTCAATGTGAAATAGCATTGTAGTTATTTCGTCTTTACCTACTAATTGCGTAAATCCTAATCCGTGTTTTTTAAGTAATGGATTTATTACATTAAAAATTGTTGGTAAATCTGCAAAGCTATACCCATAACCTTGCGTTCCTTTGTGAATTACTGGCACTTCTTGCTGGAAGTCTGCCAATGCTTTAAATAAATGTTTCATAAAATATAATTTAATTGTTAAACGTGTACAAATATAACTATTCTTTTTAATATAACAACAAAGAATTTAAAATTTATGGTAAATTTCTTTTGCTGCTAAATATGCGTTTCTTGCTTCTTGTTCTGAATTATACCTACCTAAAAAAATTACCTTTTTATTTAATTGAATTTGAGATTTCCATTTATTATCTCTTTTGCACCATGTATAACCTTTTGCAGATATTCTATTAAATTGATTTTGTTGCTTTGTTACAGCCCTTAAATTAATAATACGGTTGTCATCTCGAACGCTATTAATATGGTCTATTTCCTCAACGCATTCTTTATTTACCCAATACCAAGCAAATTGATGAGCATATATTGCAATGCATTTTCTATAACTTATTGTTGTTGTGAATTGAATATATCCATTTTTATCTTTATGTGTTACTTGTTTTTTTAACCTACTATAAATCAATCCAGTTTCAGGGTCGTAAGTGTATCCTCGTTCAATTGCTAACTTGCATTTTTCTTCTCGTGTCATAATTTTAGTTTTAATTGTTTCTCAAAATTAACTATTCTTTTTAATATAACTCTATTTCTTTAATCTTTTTTTTGTAGGTAGCTATTATTTCTTTTAGTTCGTCAATTGTGAACTTTCGTGTTTTCCTTGCTTCTGCTTCTAATTCGTGGTAACTTTCTATTCCAATTTTATTAATTAGGTGTTTTTGGTACTCGATAAGATTCGCAGAAAGATATGTATTACAGTGTTCACATTGCAAATGGACGTTACGCTCATCAAACCGAATGTTGTAATGGTTATTTGCGTTGAAGAAGTGTCCTGCGTTTTCTTTTAACGGCTTTTTTTGGCAGGATATACAAACTTGCCCTTTGTCACGTAGTCGAATGAACTTGTTAAACACTTGTTGAGCTAATTTAAGATAGTCGGATAGTGTCATTAAATCCTGCTTCGCTTTTGCTTTCGTCTTTTTCCAAGTTTTATTCTTTACTTCTTCCACGAAAACACGGACGCATTCGTCTTTTAAACAATACTTCATATTAAACCGAGCGGGTTCAAATTTCTCTTTGCAGTTTTTACACCTCATAATCAAATATTGAAGTTTGGTTTACATTCGTCTTTTTGTAAATGTTTAAAGCTGTTTCAAGTATTGTTTTCCCAGCTTCGTAGTCTACTAAGTTACGCGCCATTTTATCCACTCTTTGCGTTCCTTTGTATTGTGTAAAATCGTAATCGTGGAATTTACTTAATTCAGAAACTTTTGAAGTAATAAAATTATTTGCTTTGCGTTCGCCTAAATCATTTGGCAAATTAAAATTGGTCCAGTATAAATGCCTTCCGCGTTTTTGTGCGGTTATCAATGGCTCGTAATAAGGAATAACATTTTCAACGCAATATTTACCATCAAAAAAGTTATCTAAAAATATTATTTCTTGGTATAACTTCATATCAGGATAAGTTGGCGGTGATTTACGTTCGCCCTCACCAGTGTTTGTTAGTCTCATTCTACTATGACTTGGGCAAGGTGGTGAACTCCAAATAAAATCAAATTCTTTGTAATGGTCTAACAAATATTGGTGTGCGTCTGCTACTATTACTTCGTCTTTTGGAAAACGCTCTTTGTATAAACGTGCTGCTTCCGGGTCAAGTTCAACGGCTGTTATTTCTAAGTTGTCTGCTATGTCATCCCACTTGTAACGGTTGCCACCTAAACACGCATATAAATTTAATATTTTATACTTCTTCATAATTCTACGTTTTTCATTTTTAATTGAATTTCTAAATCCTTTACTTTAAACTTTTCTTCCATTAATAGCTTTTCAAGTCTAAAATTCTGCTGGAGTGCTGCCCTTAGTTCTTTTTCCATAGCATCGTAACTAATTTTAACTTGTTGTAAGTCTGCTAAACTACGCTCCATTGAGTTTATTAAATCGGTTCTTTGTCCGTGTTTTTCTTTTATTTCTTCAAGGCTTATTTTAATCTTTAAATAAGTAGTATCTAAGTTTACTTTGCCTGTTATAATAGTCAGTTCGTCCATTTATTCGTGTTTTTGCTTAGTTTAATATTCAAAAAGGCGAATCCTTTTTCATTTTTTCGCTAAACGAAAATAATTCTTTTCCGTTTACTATATCGGGTTCAACCTTTTTGTTGAAGTCAACAATATGGTTTTGAACTGGAAAACTATTTGAAATTTTTGGTCTAACATTAAATAACGGATCAACTCCATTAACTTTAAAACCTAACCCCGAATTAAAATCAAACATAATAGGGTCATTCAATGCTGTATGTTTGCCTCCAGTATCCATATCTTTAACTTTTTCAACGTTTACCCAAGTGCAATACTTCATTGTTTCGTGTTTTACTAACCTATGAATTACAAACAAGTCATCACAACGATTACTAAATGCTTTACCGCCTTCGATATGGTCTTTTAAAGGTGCTTTTAAATGCCCTTTATATTCGCCTTCCTGATAAACGTTCCCACTCCTACCGCTTTCGCTATTTGGGTGCGTGTTTATGTATATCGTAACTCCAAACTTATTGCAAAAATCACGGCAAGTATTTAAGAAATTGTAATTGCTTTGAAAATCCATTTGCCTATCCAATCCCGTAAATGGGTCAATCAATGCTACATTGCATTCGCTTTGTTCAAACAACTTCAATAGTTCATTTGGTTTGTATAATTCTTTATTGCTTATAAACTTAAATTGTTGCTCAAGTATTGTAACACCCGTTTGAATTTGTTGGTAGGTTAAATCTTTGAATTTTACACCGTAATACATTTGCAGTAAATCACGAAGTATTGTAGCTTTTTTATTTTCACCGCTCCAAATGCAAAACTTCAAATCGTGTTTAAGTGCCAACGTTAAGAAGTACCAATTTATCCAATACGTTTTACCAACGTTATCGTGTCCAAGAATAATGTTTAGTTGATTAGGTTTAAAACGAATGTACTCATCTAAATCACAATCAATTTTTAATCCGTCTTTTATTTTACCGTCTTTATAGTCAAGTAAATATTGTAGGCAGTCACCTTCTTTTGTTATCATTGTTTAGGTTTTAGGAATCCGAGTTTAATTGCTTTAAGTTCTTCAGGTGAAATTTCAACTTGTGGTTTAGGTTTTACCCAAGTTCGAATAGCTGCTTTCCAATCCTTCATTTTGTTTTTACCAACCATCCAACCTTTAGACTCGTAAAAATTAATAAATTTTACCCCATCAACGTCTAAATTGTTTTGCATACAATATTCCAAAACATCGTTAAAAGTAGGTGGTATAAACTTCTTTTCTTTATTTACATTATTGTTAGTGGTTGCTTGTTGGTTGTTCGTTGGTTGCTCGTTTGTTATTTCGTTGGTTGATACTTGGTATTTTTCGTAGCTAACTATTTGAATTATAGTACCTTGCGAACTTGTAACGCTGGTTATTTCGTTTGTTGAAATTAGCTTAGTTAATGCAGTTCTAATTTGTTGACTACTTAACCCCGTTTCACGCGCTAATAAATCACGGCTTGTAACAATTGAACCAACTTTTAATTCAATTCCTTTAAATCGTTTCTCTTTGTGATTAGCTTTTAAAATTAAATGCAGGAAAAGACGGAAGCAATTATTATCACTATACCATTCCCATTCTAAAATTTGCCTGTGGAGTTTTATCCACCCTTGTTGATTTGTCATGGTTGTTATTTAAAGCATAACCCCCGAACCGATAGCCACAACCACGAGGCGTTTCGCATTCAGGGGTTAATAAAAAAGTCTTCTGATTCATGTGGTTGTAATTTCAGATTCACAAATATACAAATTATTTTTTAATCAAATTCAAAATTCTTGTAAATTTTATTTGCTATGTTAACACGTATTCTCCAACGTCTGATTTTCCTGTAGTCAATCTTTTGTTTTCCGTTGTAAAGTTTAAATACTCTCATTACCAAAATTTCATTATGAAGT